TCAGCCGCGCCCGTGACCTTATTTGTGGCATGGTGTCGTGCCTACAAATTAAACAGTATGGCCGCCAATGGAATGGTGACGAATACGAGCGCATTGACTTGCCGCCGGACACGTGGTTTCAGCAGCCGGACCCCAACGTAACACGCAACTTTATTTTGAGTGCCACTACGCAAGACCTCATTATGTGGGGCCGGGCTTATTGGATTGTGACCGAGCGCAACGCGGCCGGTTTTCCGAGCGCGTTTACGTGGATACCGACGGTGGACGTTACGACTATGGACCAAGTGAGTCCGGCGGTGCAGTATTGGGGTCCGTCAAATCAAATCTATTTTCAGGGTTTGCAGCTCAACACGCGGGACGTTGTGCAGTTTCTGTCACCTATCCCGTCGCTTGTTGTGACCGGGCAACGGGCGATTACGACAGCGTTGCGGCTGGACCGTGCAGCTGAGAGGTTTGCGGTTATGGAGGTCCCCGCGGGCTATCTGAAACAGACTGGTGGGGAACCGATGAGTGGGCAAGATTTGGCGGAGCTTGCGTCAGCGTGGGCCGAGGCGCGCCAAAACGGTGCCATTGGTGCACTAAATGAGTACGTGGACTGGAAAGAGTCAAACATTGACCCGTCCAAAATGGAGCTTGTGTCGGCGCGTCAATACCAAGCTGTAGAGCTGTCACGTGTCGCAAACATTCCGGCGTACCTTGTTAACGCGCCCGTTGGCTCGGGAATGACGTACCAAAACGCACAGCAAGCCCGCCAAGATTTGTATCTATTTGGTGCAAAGCCGTTTATTGAGTGCATAGAGCAAACGTTGAGCATGAACAGCGTTACACCACGTGGCCGTTACGTGGAACTAGACGTTTCCTCATACCTTGAGGAAAACGGGCTCTCGGGCCAGCCGGACAATGCTGCCCCGGCTGGCTCGGGCAGCTCACTTACACCACAGGAGGGCTAACCATGCCGTATTACGTGACCGAGGAAGCAGAGGGGTGCGCCGGGTACGCGGTCGTAAAAGACGACGGCGAGGTGCTCGGCTGCCACGTATCGCAGCAAGACGCCATTGACCAAATGGTTGCTATTTCGCTTGACGAGGGCATTGAGCCCGGCGGCTTTCTAGAGGAAAAAGAAACCGAGGACGAGCCCATGACCATGACCGCCGGAAACTACGAGGGGCCGCGTATTGTATGTACCGGCACCGTTACGGTTGTTAATGCCGGTGAGGGTGAGCCGGTGAGGCGCGAAATTAGCGGCGTGGCGGTGCCATACAACAAGACCGCTACCGTGTCGGGTGGCCAGTCGGTCATTTTTAAGCCCGGCAGCCTCATTGTGGAGGCGGGCCGCAAACCCAAGCTCATGAAATACCACGACTCCACCCAAATCGTCGGGGTCGTGCAGGCTGTGCAGGAAACCCCCGACGCGTTGCTTTTCACGGCACGTATCAGCGCAAGCCGCGACGGTAACGATGCTTTAGAGCTTGTCAAAGACGGGGCAATTGACAGCGTGTCGGTGGGTGTGGACCCCATTGACGCCACTTACGACGACGCGGGCAACCTTGTGGTCGCTAAGGGACTGTTGCGGGAGATCAGCCTTGTGGCCGAACCGGCCTACAAAGATGCACGTATTACCCGCGTAGCTGCCACTAAGATCACAAATAACGAGGCAAAGGAGACTGCCGACATGGATACCACGAACACCGAAGCACCCGCACCCGCACCGACCGCACCCGTTTGGGCGCAGGCCAAGCGTGTGCCAACCAAGCTCCCGACCGTTGCGGAATACATGAGCGCGTACGTTCGTGGTGGAGAAACCGCGGAAGCCGCTAAGCGTGAGGTGCAGCTGTGGGTTGAGCACAACGCGCCCATTAGCGCGGCCGCAGGCGACCAAAAAACTGCCGACTTCCCCGGCGTTATCCCGGTGCCGATTCTTGGCCCGACGTTTGACAACATCGCACCGTTGCGCCCGATTGTCACCGCAATTGGTGCACGTGCAATGCCCGGTGCAGGCAAAACGTTTATTCGCCCCAAGATTGTGACGCACACCAGCGTTGCCAATCAGGCCAACGAACTTACCGGCCTTTCGTCCACCACGATGCTCGTGGACGACATTGTTGTTACCAAGCTCACGTTTGGCGGCACGGTTTTGGTGTCCGAACAGACCGTTGACTTTTCGGACCCGTCTGCGCTGGACATTCTGCTTCGTGACCTTACGAACCAGTACGCAATTGCAACGTCCAACTACGCTTGCAATCAGTTTGCCAACAACATTTGTGGCGGCCAGCAGGTCGGCACGTGGGACGGCACCTCGGAGGGCTTTATTGCCAAGGTGTACGAGGGAGCCGTTAAGGTTCTCGCAGCGGGCCGCGTCATGCCGACGCACCTCCTCATGGGCACCCCCGGCTTTGAGGCAATCGGAGCACTCGTGGACGACGCCAAGCGTCCGTTGTTCCCAACGCTCAACCCGATGAATGCGTCCGGCCAAATGTCAGCCGCGTCCACGATCGCCAACCCGGTCGGGTTGTCGCTCGTCGTGGACCCGGGCCTTGACTTCGCGGGCGACTTTATCAGCCTTGGAACGGCCGCAGGTCCGTACGCTGGCTTTGAGATCTACGAGACCATGAAAGGCCTCGTCAGCATTGAGAAGCCCGACGTGCTCGGTCGTCAGATCAGCGTACGCGGATACTTCGCGGCGTTGTTTATTGACAACACCAAGTTTGCTTGGTTTGACTTCTAAGCAACCAAAGGGGGTTGCCTAGTGGCGACCTACACAATTACCAACTCGCAGGTAGTGGACAACGTGGGGGTCGTTCAGACCCTCACGCCCACAACCATTGAGATTGGCGACACAATCACGCTGTCAAGCATGGGCGCGTGGAACGGCATTTACACGGTGACCGCTGTGCCCCAATACTTGTTTGCGGGCGTGGACCAGTACGGCGATTATCTGTACGACACAGCCACGATTATCCCCAACCAAATTGCGTTTGCGCGCACAGCCGCTAACCAAGCCCGCACACCAACTAGCGGCGTACTTACATACACCGTTACGGTGACGTGGATTAGCGTAGGCGACGTAGAGGACTGGCTCGGCTTCACCGTGGCCAACCCGTCAGCTGACTACGACCTTTTGGTGCTTGGGACAGCTGCCGCAAACTATTGGTGCTGGAACCGCCGCCGCGAGGCCGGGTACAGCGACAGCACAAGCACGGCACCCAACAACTCGGCCAAGCTTGCCGCCGTCATGTATGCCGGTTATTTGTACCGTATGCGCGGCTCTATTGACCAGTACGCCAGTTTTGACCCGCTAGCCACCGGCGCGCCCGTGGGGGGCTCGTTCGGTGACATTTTGCGACTGTTGGGCTGTAACCGGCCGCAGGTTGCCTAATGCCCCCGGATACCGACATTTTTAACGACGGCTTTGACGCCCTCGTTACCAAGCTCGGCACAATTACCGGGCTGCCGGTCGTTTACAACAGCGACCCGCGCAACATAAACCCACCGTGCGTATTGGTGGAGGCCCCCGCATTTACCATGCACACCAACGTTGTGCCGCAAATGGACTTTACGGTAAAAATCCTTGCTGTTGGCCCCGGTGACCGTCGTGCGCTTGGCAAACTGCTGGAATTAGCCGACAAAATTAGGGCTGCTCAAATCGGTTTAACGTCCGGGCGAGCCACCGTTACGCAAATTGGCGGAGCGTCCTACGCAAGCTATGACCTAGAGATCAGCACTAAGGTGGCCCCATGACTTACCGCGTTGTACGCCAATTTGGTGCTCACCAGCCCGGCGACACGGTGCATGACGACGGCAACCTAAATGTTGGCTATTTGCTCGGGGCGGGCATGATTGAGGCCACCGAAAACTCCAGCGATGACACCAAAACGGTTGCGCCGCATGGTAGAACTAAAACCAGCAAACGTAAGCCAAAGGAGTAAGTCATGGCGACTGTTACCTATCTTTCCAACCCGCTTGTCACGATTGGCGCAGCCTCTGGCTCGGCCACCGACATTACCGACCAATGCAAGTCGGCCGTGCTCACGCAGGTTGTTGAGGCTTTGGAAAGCACTGCATTTGGGTCCAACGGCCGCCGCTACACCGCAGGCCTCCAAAACCACACCTGCACCCTCACGTTCCTTATGTCGTACGCAACGTCAGAAACCTACGCGCTGTTGCAGCCGCTCGTTGGGACGCAATGCTACGTGAGCGTCAAGCCCGCAACCGGCAACGACTCGGCAACCAACCCAAAGTTTGAGTTGGCCGAAACGTATTTTGAGTCTCTGGACGTCGTAAACGCGAGCATTGGCGAGCTTTCCGAAGTGCAGATCACTCTGCAGGGTGGCGCGCTCACGATTGACACAACTAACCCGTAAGCCATAGGAGGCAGCACCATGAAACTACGAATTAAAGTCACAGCGGATAAAACGACGCGGGTTGTGGAAACCAGCCTTGGCGTAATTATCAAATGGGAACGCCAATACAAGAAACGAGCCGGGGACCTTGCAGCCGGGTTTGCTGTGGAGGACCTTGCGTTTTTGGCTTGGGCCAGTCTCAAAAAAGAGGGTGGGCAAATCGCGGAGTTTGACAAATGGTGTGAGGCGTTGGACGACCTTGAGGTTGTGGACAGCGAGGAGAGCCACCCTACGGACGGGGCAGTTACCGCAGGCAGCTAGCAGAGCTGTTGCTAGCTACCGGGTACTGGCCCCCGTACGACGAGTTTGATACCCGCGATTTGGCTACCGTACTAAAAGTAGCTGAGGAACGGAACCGCAAATGATTCACGCCACCATTGAGGTTTACGGCATTAAAGAGGCTTTGCGGGAATTAAACACCATTGACAAAAAAGCCCGTCGCAAAGTAACAACCGATTTTAAGCGCATCACCGACCCAATAGTTAACGACGCAGTACGCAAACTGCCAAGCGGAAAACCGCCTATTAGCGGTTGGGGCCGCAACTGGAAAACCAAGAGCGGCCAACAAATGCTGCCATGGGATACGTCAATTGGTGCCAATTTGATTAAAGCCAAAGTGTCTGGCAAAAAGCCTCGGGAATGGGCAGGCCACATGAGCAACTTAGCCACGTTTATTATTTCGTGGTCGGGGGCTATTAACACCGTTTATGACATGGCGGGCCGTAAAAGCTCAGGTAAAACCGACAGCGGTAAAAACATGATAAACGGCTTGGAAGCCCGTTTCGGTAAGGCCAGCCGTGTGTTATGGCCTGCCTATGAAATGAACCGGCAAGAGGTGGAAAAGCAAATGCGGTTGCTATTGGAGGACGTGATGAACCAAGTAAACCGCAACCTCGTCATACGGTAAGGTAAAGCTATGGCTGTCGTTATTCCCATTATTTCCGAATTTGCGGGTAATGGCGTCCAAAAAGCCATTAAAGAATTCCAGTCGCTGCAAGGTGTCACTGATAAAGCGGCTTTTATTCTTAAAAAAGGTGTCGTCCCAGCAGCCGTAGCGGTCAGCGGTGCCACGGTCACATTAGGCACCGTGCTGTTTAAGGCAGCGCAAGCTGCAGCACAAGACGAGCGCAGCCAAGCAGCGTTGGCCAAACAGCTCCAAAATACGACTAACGCAACAGACGATCAAATTGCGGCCAACGAAAAATTTATTACCGCAATGTCAATGGCAAGCGGTGTTGCCGACGACAAACTACGCCCGGCATTAGGCAATTTGGTGCGTTTCACAGGGCAAGTGGACGAAGCACAACAGCAACTGCGTTTGGCATTAGACATTTCCGCAGCCACCGGCCAAGACCTTGAGGCAGTCACCGTTGCATTGGGTAAGGCATACAACGGCAATGTCGCAGCTTTGGGCAAATTGGGTGTACCGCTTGACGAAAACGCGAGAAAAACTAAAGATTACGCGGCGTTGCAAAAGCAGTTAAACGACCAATTTGGGGGAGCCTCTGCAGCTGCAGCCAATACATACGAAGGGCAGCTAGCCAAACTGCGTATTGGACTAAACGACATTCAAGAAGGCATTGGGCGGGCCGTGCTGCCGTTGCTGGAAAAATTTGTTAACTACATTAACCGCGCCATTGTGCCTGCCCTACAAGTGTTTATTGACGGATTGGTAAGCGGTAAGGGCGTTAAACAAGCATTTATTGACGGCCTCGCGGCATCGGATAATTTTGGCAAATCCATTATTGACGGCATGGAAAAAGCCGCATTGTCGGTGCTTATTTTTGTTAACAAAATGGCTTTGGCGTACGAGTTTCTTTCAGCCATTGTCACAGTTGTCCAATTTTTGCGCGGTAATGTGCCCGCAGCAATTACGTCGGCGGGTAAAACATTGGCCGCGTATGCGGCTGTTGTAGCAACAGACAAAGCGTTTAAGTCCACGAAAGCGGCGTTTGACGATTTGCGGGCAGCGGTGGACGAGAGCGTTTATGCACAACGTAAAGCCATAACCGAGGCACGTTCAGCCGGTGATGCTTTTGACCGTTTGGGTTCTCAGGTCATAACGGTAAAAAAGACCTTTATTGACACCGAGGAAGAAACCAACAAAACGGGCGCAGCAATTGACAAGCTCGCCGAACGTAAACGCAAACTCGCGGACCAAGCTAAAGAGTTGGCGGGTGTGCTGGAAAAGCAAATGGCAGACGCGTTGGATACTGCCCGTAAACGGGTAGAGGAAGCGCAAGCCGCGTTTGACGAAATGTACCAAACGACCCGTGACGCTGCGCTTGGTGCGTTGGACCTTGATGCCGCGTTTACAAATGCCGGGGACAACGTAGCTAGCGGTTTTGTGGACGAACTGCAGGAACAGGCAGACCGTACACGCAACTTCAGCGACAAAGTAAAACAATTGTTGGACGCTGGATTATCGCAGAGCGCATTGCGGAGGGTGATTGCGGCGGGTGTGGACCGCGGTACCGAGATCGCTGACGCCATACTTGGCGGAGCTCAATCGGTGCTTAAAGTAAACGCGCTCGTGGACACTATTGAGAAACTGGCCGAGGACTTGGGCATGACCACGGCAGCCAAGTTCTACCAAGCGGGCATTGACTCCGCTAAAGCGTATTTGGCGGGTGTGGACGCGGCGGTTTCGGGCGCGTCGGCTGTGCTTAAGGGTGCCAAAACCCCTGCCGACGTTAAAGGGGCGAGCGCGTTGTTTGGTCGCGGTATGGCCGGTGCCGGGTCGCTTGTCGCCCCACCGACATACAACGAGTACGTCATTTATGCGCAGAGCTTGGAACCGGCCCTCGCGGGGCAGAGCATTGTGGACGCGCTAAAGCAGTTTGAGCGACGTAACGGGGCTATTGACATTACGGTTGCTAGTGCTTTCGGTTTGGTGGACTAATGCCCGCCACCGTTGTAAACAGCGGTAGCTACACGCTGGAAATAGATACCGGGTTTGACTATTTGGCGTTTACTTTGGACGACCCCGTTAAGGGCCTGTTAAATAATTCCACGTATGTGCTTGGGCCAACCCAAACTTTTGCCGACGTCACTAACTTTGTTAAACGGATTGACTACCGGCGTGGCCGTCACCGGCCCACCGACCAATTCAGCGCAGGCACCATGACCGTCGTATTGGACGACGAGCTAGCCGGTGGCGCACTTTCCCCGTATGACCCGGGTAGCCCGTATTACGACCCCGCCAACAATCAGCCCGGCATTGCCCCTATGCGCGCTATCCGTCTTAAGCGTGACAGCACCTACATTTTTACGGGCATTATCAACAATTTTGACTACCAATTTGAGATGAGCGGAGACAACCAAGTTATTTTGCAATGCGTGGACGGGTTTTATCAGCTCAGCCAAGCCGTATTAAACCAATGGAACGTAACCGCGGAAACGTCCGGCGAGCGGTTGGAGTCGCTGCTTGACTTGCCCGAGGTAAACCTATTCCCGGGGGCGCTGCGTGACATTGACCCGGGCACCGTCAACCTCGGCCACGATTCGGCCTACACAGTCCCGGCAGGCACCAACGCCCTCACATACGCGCAACAAATTAATTACACCTCGGAATTTGGCCGTTTGTTTATGGCAGCTGGCGGGGTATTGACTTTTCAGCCGCGCATTGGTAGCACATTGTCCAGCCCGGTTATTGAGTTCAGCGACACTAACCCGCTACAAGC